TCCAAAGGAGCAGTGAGATATTTCCACGACCTAGCGTGCTTGATATCAAAGATTGCAGTCTTCGATACCTCAAACTTATCTGCGAGTTCACCTAGCGATAAATCATCTACGAGTTGCATGATGAGCTTCACATCATCTTCAGTCAAGCGTGCCGCAGTGTGCTTCTCGCCGAAGTGTCCGTTAATGTGTCTGCCTTTCTTAGCCATACATCACCTCCCACGTGGTCTTGTACTTTTCTTCCAGTTGTTTCTTAGCGACCTCCCAAGTTGCCTCGACGTCAGCGATGCCATACTCCTCAACAATGTCTGAAGGGATTTGCGCGAACGTCTTTCCGTCTTTGAGATACCCTTCCGTGAGGTCTTTCTTCTTCTCTGTAACTTCGTAACGTTTCGATAACGCATCGAGCGACAAAGCCCATTTCCTTGACCGAGCGAGTAAGTACTCAGCAACCATCGTGTCATATACGGGACCGTCATATTTCCACCCACAGGATTTTATCCAGTTTAAATCAAACTTAATGTTGTGACCTACGATAACGTCTGCCATGTCGAGTGCAGCTTGGAACATATCGTACGCCCCTTCGGTAGGCTCGCGATCTTCGTGATAGAAGAAAGCATACTGCGTTGGCAGATCATTCATCTTCCACCCGATAGACACGAGGTGATTGCCGAAGTAGGGAAGCGGCGTGTAGCCACCATTGGGTTTATCTACGTGAGTTGTTTCCACGTCGAACGTGAGTATGTTAAGCATCGTAACTCTCCAACTCTATAGCTTCTGGCGGTATGTCGATTGTCTCCATCGCACTGAGATATCGTCCGCGGTACATGTCCATCTTCACTTGTACTGTACCGTGCCATCCGTTCTGCTTGTTCTTCGAGACACAGAGGTAGCGTGTGCCGTTACGTCCTGCATCGTCATCACGTTTACCGATACCGATGATGAGGTCAGCTTCACCTGCCTTACCTGTCTTGGAGTTATCGAGATACTGGTACTCAACCGATGCCATATTCTCTGCTTCTGCCGATGCTTGTGAGACACCCCACACGAGACATGAGTTACGCTTTGCAATCTCACGTGCTTGGAGATAAATCTCCTTGAGCTTCTCATCACCGCGGTTGAACTTACCGTTGATCTTAACTTTATCTAGCTGATCAATAAATATCACATCGGGTTTGTTTATCTTGCACCAGTCATCGATTTCTTGAATGGGTGTGCCCACACAGTCGAGTACGTGTAAGTAGGGTTTGATCTTGAGACCAAAGTCGTACGCTACTTCCTCACGATCTTCTGACATTTGATGACGGGTAATACCGTAATATGATTGAATGATGCGTAGCTTCGTACGTATCGCCGGTTCTTCATTACCCCACACTGCAACAGTTAACCCTTGTTTGAGGTACTGTGCTGCAAGGAAAGAACAAAACGTTGTCTTACCTGTTTCAGGACGCGCAAAGATAATACCGAAGTGTCCGCGGTCAAGACCCTTTACCTTATTTGAGAGGGGGTCCCAATCGAAAGGGAAGTCAGGTTCGAGCGTGAGTGACTCGAGCATCTCAAGAACACCTGCATCGATCTCAGTGTATGTAGTCTTCTCACCAATGCTGTCTTCAGCGGTAGACTCGATGAGGCGTTTGAGTTCACCCCACTCAGTTGTTTTACCTAAGAACATATCAACAGCGAGTTCAGATACGACACGCGCACGGTTACGCATCCAAAACTTTCGGATGATGTCATACTGCAAGTCGTAATTGTCGCCGGTGTTGTCATGTACCAGATCGAGGTATTCATGGTAACGCCCCCGCGTACTCTCGGGAAGTGCAGGGTTACGGGTATCAAAGTACGCAGAGAGTTCATCTCGGGTCTTATCACCTTCGTATCGCGCATGAGAATCCACGAGGGTTTCCCAGATTGCAGCCCACTCACCCTCGAACATTGTTTTATCGAGAAGGTTCTTTACTCTGTCATACGGTTCTTCGCGTAGACAGAAACTAATTATGTTAGCTTCCAAGAAGCTTTGATCGGACAAGTCGTTCACGTTCTTCCTCTCCAAGTGACTTTAAGTCATGGTCTAAGATTAAAAAATCCACATCTGCATACTTAGACAATTTGCAGACGTGCTTTAGGGCTTTATCAGTTGCATCGTTATCGAGTGCAATGATTATGCTCTTAAACTGTTTTAGGTCTTCGATGTGCTCATCACGTAGGGACGTACCTAGTAGAGCATAGCCACCCACCCAGTCAGATATCGATATCGCACTCGGTTGATCTTCGACGACCATCACACGGTTGTATCCTAGCGGATTGTGTAGCGAGCCACCACGATATTTACCGTAGCGGTACCACTTAGGTTTGCGACCCTCGAGGGTGCGACCATTACCATCCACGAGCTTACCCTGCATGTCGCGGATAGCGTACACGAGTCGGTTGTGTCTCACGTCGTAGTAGAGATCACTAAATCGATGGGGATAGGTATGTACCTTGTCGAGGTAGTCGTAGCACTCATCATTGAGCGTACGAACCCACGTGGGCGGTTTCTCGAAGGGTTGAGGTAGGTTGGGTTGGTTATTCGATTTGAGAAGCGTGTGGGCGTTCTCACGGGTTAACCTGAAGTTGCTGCGACCTCTTACATCGCACGCGGCGTGGAAGCAATTCCACATCTTGATACCGTTGCGGTTAGATACAGAGAATGTACCTTTGTGTCCGCATACGGGGCAGTTGAGTCGTCGTGACTCTTCCGGTCCGAGATTCAAAGAATCTACGTAGTCTCTCATGTCCATAGGCAAAGCCTCCTTGTTGAGCCACAAGGTTATACCACATATGCCCGCCAGTCAAGAGACAAAAAAAACCCCCGCACGAAGCGGGGGCAAACACCAAGAGGAGGATAGAACGGTTAGCGAGAACGCTTAGTGCTGACCGTTAGGTGCATAATAGTATGGACGCTGCTCGCTGTCAACACTGAAGATGTCTTGCATCATACCGTCGCCTTTGAAGTCGCCAGTAGTGTTAGCAGAAGCTGAGAAGTTCATACCGAATGTAGCAACACCACGACCGGTAGCGTTAGCGGTAGACTTTGATTCAACAGAACCGTTGTGACCACCGTTGGTAGATGCATTGTCAGACATAAATGCAGATGCCTGAGCTGAAGCGATGATTGCTGCGAGTGCGATTAGTTTTTTCATGGGATTCTCCATCAGTTAATTAAGATATACTTACACTATATAAGCAAATTCTAATGTTGTCAAGAGGGTTAACCGCCTTTTTGAAATCGAAAAGAATTGCTGAGGGTTACCCTAAAATTGTTGACGCGGCTTAAAATCCATGATATCGTCATGACACCCCCTCCGGGGTTATACCCCTATACCCTCCCTCAAGTTATGTTCTCGTAACTAAATTACCCGTTTTAATTCAGTAACTTAACTAAAAAAAAAACATCCTTAGGGGTTGACCGTTAGGCTTTTGTGACATACGCTTAACGCGTAACCAACCACGAGGAAATTAGTTACATGAAAAAACGCATACATATTAACCAACATAATATCCGCCACAACAATAAAAACCCGAACGACCCGCGCCCCGTTGTTACGTGCAAAACATACAAGCACAATTATTTAGGTGATCAAGTAAAAGTACTGGGCGAAAGTACCGTTATTTATTCACCTGATAAACCTTTATCGTGCGGGGCTAAGGTGTGGATTGAGACCGAATCACCCGTCGAAGTGATCACCGCGGAGGGTTTAGATTATGTTGCCTAATCATTTAAAGCGTTACGCTGCCGTTATGCAAGTGACCGAGCACGACGCACCTTTTACGTTAGGTGATTTATTTGCAATTGAAAACGTGCAGGAAAACGAACGGGAGGTTAAAGAGTACTGCAACCGTTTCTATCCGTTTTGTAAGTTGCTTTTAGTTACGGAACTTGATGATGTAACCACCCGCGATATGGTGCTCGCTGAATATGAACTTATGCTAGATGAACAAATCCGCCTCCCTGATGAGTACTGGCACAACATGGCGAAGGGGGGATATTAAAATGACTAAAATTAATAAGTGGCTGTTTGAATTAGCAAATAACCTAAGCAATATCGAAAGCGACATGCTCTTTGATTGGCGGCTTGATATCTTGAACACTATCGCAGACACGAGTGACGATATAGAAGCGGCGGCGATATGTTGGAAAATTCAGGAATCCCGCGCATCAATTCTGCTAGCTGAAACAAATTTAAGACAGGCGGAAAACATGCTTAAAGGGTATTTAAAAAGCGGGGCGAACAGGTTACGCATTAATGCGATGATCGCGGATTGCGAATCGCAGGAGGAGGAATAATGGCGAGCTATGAATATAATTTAGCTTACGTATTAATTACCCGCGATGACGACGGGGATTTTGTGGTGCGTGATATCGGTTTGGATGAGCAATATATGGAAGAGCTAGGCGCGGAAATGTGCGAGTCGAACGAAGATTATTATGTAACTAAAACGGATATAAAATACTGGGTAGATTAATATGCTAGACAGAAACGATGAACCATTTGCGGATGATCCGGAGGGATTGAAAGAGTACGAGCGCATGCGGGCATTCCGTCGTCGTGCGTGGGAAATATTGAGACAGGAAAAAGCTGAGAGACAACGAGAAGAGAAAGGGGCGGACCAATGAAAACAACCACCATTTACCAGAAGAGCATTAAAGACTTATCTAATTATCCTTACAACGTGTTAAAGGATGCCACGAGTAAAAAACTCGGGGCTGCCGGACGTTTAGTGCAGAAAGGAAAACTAAAAGGGGCGCGAGTATTTACTTTAACGTTAACTGAGCGGGAGACATGCCCCACTTCCTGCCACCACTGGGAAACGTGTTACGGAAACAATATGCCATTCGCTCACCGATTCCGCGGGGGATACGATCTCGAGCAGCGCATTGCAGACGAACTAAAACTTATTTGCGCTAAATACGAGAAAGTCTTAATCCGTTTGCACGTGCTAGGCGATTTCTATTCTGCCCCTTATGTCTATTTCTGGACTGATCAAATGATTAAATATCCTAACTTAAATGTCTGGGGTTATACGCACGTAACAGAGCACGACGACTATTTAACCTACGCAGCAATACGCCGAGCACGTCAAACTTTCGGCGACCGTTGGGCTATCCGTTGGAGCGACCGCATAGGGGAAGAATTCAGCGCGAATAGCGAGGAGCTGACCGACAAGGGTATAACCTGCCCCGAGCAACTGGGAAAAACGAAAGCATGCACCACGTGCGCGTTGTGTTGGGATAAACCAGAAAAACAGATTAAGTTTTTAACGCATTAACCGCAGGGGATTAAAAAGCTATGCAAAATAAAAAGGGTTATCCCCATCAAAGAAAAAACTATTTGAAACGTGAAGGGTTAACCCCTCGAATATCGCGTGTTGGTTTTGGGGAAATTTTTACGACCGTTGATTTATTAAATAATGCTGAAAAAAAATATGAGGTAGAAAAAACTCGCGTGACAAAAACAGAAATATTTTTCGTTTTTGCACTAATTGGATTTTATTTGGCTATATAAAAATTTTGTTCGTTAAATTATTGCGAACAAATGAATTTGCGATATCTTAATACCGTCCGATCTTGGACGTTAACCAACAAAGGAGCATATTTTATGCAATTACACAGCAACAACAGCGGCAACATCCGACCTATCGACAACGGTTACGAATTGGTGCATGACGATCCGCGAACTGCTGACCTTTTCAGCGAATTCGGCACAGTGATTAAAGAGCCGTTATTTGATAAAGACGGCACACCATACGGGGGCGGTTTTGCTCTTAAAAATTCTGTAACGGGTCAACTGCTAGATAGCCCCACCGTCACGAAGGGTTACAAGCTAGTCAATCATGCGGACGTGTTCAGCATGCAGGGGCACTCGCTTTTTCATAACGCCGAACTACCACATGACAACCTCACAGTGATCGACCGCGTATTTGACGGCGGACGACGTGCAACCCGTCAGGTTATGTTTAACGACATGACGTGGGATATCGACGGGAAGGGTAACGGCATAACAGCGCGGGCGGATATCGTTAACAGCACCGACATGTCGTGGGCTTTTCAGGTATTCAGCGGAGCTTATCGCGAGTATTGCCGCAACACGTGCGTATTCGGCGGGCAGAAGGCATACCACCAGAAACGCAAGCATACGTCGCAACTATCAACGCAAGCCATGATCGAGAAGGCGCATCTGGGTTTGAGCATGTTTGAGAATCACCGCGACACAATGGACAACTGGCGCACCATCGATCTGGATCGTTCGCAGTGGGTACAGGTACTCGAAGAGACCCTTTGCAAGAAAGGCGGTAAAGGTGCTGCGCTTTCGACCGACAAGAGCACGCGAGTTAACGGCAAGCTTCTCGACTATCTGACTTTGCGTTTTGATGAGGAGTCGCGCGAGCTTGGTTCTAATCTTTGGGCGGCTTACAACAGCTTGACCCATTGGGCTACTCATACGGACGAGACCTTTGAGCGACAAAACGACGACGGCACCGTTACGGAACTGTCGACCTCCCGCGCCGGTTCTAATCCCTTCACGGTTCAGCACACACGAAACGATAAGGTGCGAGCTTTCCTTGAGTCTGACCAATGGGCGAATTTGGAGCGGGTAGCGTGATTCATGACGGAACTCATCGCGAATGTCTGGCGGCTGCTATGGATTCTGCTTCTGCTAGTCCTGCTATCCAAACTTTAACCCCCGACCCTTTTTACGAAAATACTGAGGTTTTACCCATGACAACTATTGATCAACAACTGGCGGCACTCCTACGCAAAATCAACAAGGCGCAAGAGACCATCGATAAAGCGATTTCCGCATGTGATAACGCGGACACTGATATCCGCAATCTGGGCAACTCGACTATTGACGAGCTGACCCGCGATATCTGCTATGCGGGCGATAAATGCATTACTGCAAAGGATTACTGCGAGGACATCTCTAGCATGCTTTCGGTACTCAAGGACGAGACCTACGGGCTAAACTCCCGCCTTACCGCGGGGGCGCAACCACCGGCAGAACTTAAGCCGCGTCATATGCGTTTTCTGAAGGTACTCAAGAAAAACAACGGTTGCACCGTCGCACATATGGCGGGCACGTTGGGCGTCGGAATGGGTGCGGTTTACTCATACGTGCATGACCTCAAGCAACTGGGGCATAAGGTAGCCATCGCGAAAAAACACTTGTACCTTCACGATCTAGTCACTAATATCAACCCACCGGCTACTAGTACCGGCAACAACCAAGAGGCTTAATGCTATGAACTACAAAACAACTATTACCTTCACCCCTGAGCAGCTTGCCATGATCAAGGCGGGCTTAGCTGATATGTCGCTTTGGTATGACAAGGAATCGGGCAAAGTGGAAGAGCACCGCGTCAGCCCTCAAACTATCGAAACCATGCGGGCACTCGCTCAGCACATTAAGGACATGCATTCGGTCACCCTTGCGGGTACTGGCTCATGACTACCTTATTGGGAATTCTTACCGTCATTGCAATATTAGAATCGACGGTACTTTAACCACCCACACCAACAGCCCCCGCCATTCCGCGGGGGTTTTTTTGTGGGCATAACCCTGTAATAGCAAAACGGGCGGAAAAATAGGTAAGGTCTTGGCGGGAAAGGGAAAAGGACACTGGGGGGGTGTCATTAGTGGCTAGCCCCTACGGGCGCAAAACCCTCAGGTTTTCAAAAAGGTTTAACCCCTTAGGGAATTTTCTGCGGGCGTGCGCGTAAGAGAATACCGGCGGGGCATACCGGCGGCGGGCGTTTGGGCTTACCTTTGGCGCCTCGGGTGCTCATCGAGAAAGAAATAAATATTCCCTAATGGGGGCGGGCAAGGGACACCCCCGGGGTACCGGTCTGAGGCTAGCAACCCCGATATATTTTTGTGGATTTTAGGTGATGTTCCACGAAATGTTCCACGAGCGGGCGTACCGTTGGTACAACCTGTGGATAAGTCCCGCGGTTCCTACGGGGTGCCCCAATGGGGAATACTGGAGGGTAGCCCACCGGGGATGTGGAGGTGGAATACATACGAGGAAAGATATGTATATGTATATCCCCGGGGGGCTTACACCCAGTCTAGTTACAGAACTTAAATCTGTCAATAGAGTTTACCTAACGTAGGGTCTTTTTTATTTTATTTTTTCTATGAAACCCCTTTCTAGCTACGTAAACTTGACAAAGTCGTACGTCCGTACTAATAATGGTGTCATTATCCCCGCGGTACGTTGGTGGAAGAGAGAATCGGACTACATTTAGCACGTGAATCAAAAGTCTCCGCACCCACATTGTACCCTCCGGGGCATTTTTTACGTTACAAGGGTATTCTTTTGTCACAAGCACAGGATGATTTAACAGGGTTTTTACACTGGTGGTTAAAAAAACGCCCCTTTAGACCTCCCCTCGATAATTCCATCAACCACAATGGCGTGATATCGGGTACGGTGTTGTATAGACAACCCCCGTATCAAGTCCAACTATTTATCGTACCCCCGAATTCGGAAATAAAGTCCCACGTACACCCTGATGTAGATTCGTACGAGGTGTATATGACCGGTGATATCAAGTTCTGGTCGGATGATGTGCTCTACGAAACGACAAATCCCGGGATGTTCATACGGGTATACCCTCAGAGTCCCCACGGGGGGGACTTCGGGAAGAAAGGCGGGTGTTTTTTATCTGTACAGAAGTGGTTAAACGGGGTGGAACCCACTTCCGTAGGAAACAACTGGGACGATAAAGACTCAAACAGGGTAGGTACAGCCTCCCTAAAGGACAGCAATGAATCTACTACCACAAAAACCGAAGAAAGAGCGTGAACTCAACGAGCAACAGCTCAAGTTCCTCGATGCTTTGTTCGAAAACGGGGGCAACTACAGCCAAGCATGTGAAATTGCGGGCTACTCCACAGGAAGTATCGGTCATTTGAAGACGACTCTCGCCGATGAGATCATCGATAGGTCAAAATCGATACTCGCAGCCGGTGCAATCAAGGCTGCAAACAAGCTCGTGGATACCATCGACTCCCCTGAGATACAGCGTGGGGACAATATCCGCCTCCAAGCAGCCGAATCCCTCCTCAATCGGGTTGGTCTCGGTAAAAAAGAGACCGTAGAACACAACGTAACGGCGATGCACGGTGTGGTTTTACTCCCGCCGAAAGCTGAAATGGTAATAGACGAGCAATAATGTCTGAAGATGAAGCACCTAAGCGAAAGAGAGGACGTCCTAAGAAGGACCCTAACGCGCCTAAGAGTCAGTATACTCTTTCGGCTAAGGAAAAGGCTCGACGAGCGACTCAAGCTAGTATTACACGTTCACGAAAGGACGCTGAAAGAAAGATAGCGGCTGCGAAGCGTCAAAAGAACCGTGCAAACCACCGTGAGAGAGCGGCAGGTAAGGTTGAGAAGGCGTTACAGGGTAAAGTTACCACTGTAATCGATGAGGGCGACTTAAATGCCCTACCTAAAGCGGTAAAAGACCTCGTAGGCGAGTCTGAAGTAGTATTCAAGCCGAATGAGGGTCCGCAACAGGAATTCTTATCGGCTCCAGAGCAGGATGTTTTGTATGGTGGCGCAGCAGGTGGTGGTAAATCCTTCGCATTGCTCGCGGACCCACTACGTTACTGCCACAATCCCAACCACCGCGGTCTTCTCCTACGTCGAACTCTCGACGAACTGACCGAACTTATCTCGAAGTCTAAACAACTCTATACGAAAGCCTTCCCCGGGGCTAAATTCCGTGAGTCTAAGTCCACGTGGGTATTCCCATCGGGTGCAACCATCTGGTTCTCCTACCTCGATAAAGACAAGGACGTAACACGTTATCAGGGTCAGGCATTTAACTGGATTGCTATCGACGAGATTACCCAATATCCAACTCCTTATGTATGGGAGTACCTCCGCTCCCGTTTGCGTACTACCGATCCCGAACTCTCAGCAAATCTTTCGATGCGCTGCACCGCCAACCCCGGCGGTGTCGGGGGATGGTGGGTAAAGAAGATGTACATTGATCAAGGGGAGCACGGAAAGCCCTTCATACCGAAAGATATGGAATCCGGCAAACCCTACGTGTATCCAGACCACCACGAAAAAGCCGGTCAAGCACTCTACTACCGTAAGTTTGTACCCGCGAAGTTAACTGACAACCCGTTCCTCATGAAGGACGGTCAGTACGAGGCGATGCTACTCTCGTTACCGGAAGTAGAGCGTAAGCGACTGCTCGAAGGTGACTGGGATGTAGCGGAAGGTGCGGCATTCCCTGAGTTCTCGAAGTATCGTCACATTGTTGAACCCTTTGAAATTCCTACTAACTGGGTACGCATAAGAGCGGCTGACTACGGGTATGCATCCCCCTCGTGTGTACTCTGGGGAGCTATCGATTGGGATAACAATATTTGGGTGTACCGAGAACTTTACGTAAAACACTTTACAGCAGAGCAACTCGCCGCTAAAATACTAGAATTAGAA